CAAGGAGCCAAGAAAATGACACCAATACAGGACTTTAAAACGCTACGACAACTTGCCGGATACAGTAAAAAAGATTGCACCGAAAAATTCCGAGTAAACGCACGTACTGTCGAACGCTGGGATGCTGGAAAAACTCAACCGCCTTACGCGGTTTTTTTATGCCTGATGATTTTTAACGGCCAGCTGGATTTTTTAGGCAAAAAGTGGCGAGGCTTTAAAATTACGACCGATTGTATCGAATCCCCCGAAGGCGATTTTATCTATCATTATGAGATACGCGCATTACGGTATATCTATCAACAAGCGGAAATTAAACGGTGGCGCGTGTGTCGAATGCTTAAAGAGCAACATCAAGAGCCAAAGCAAAAACAAAAGGAATTTCAGCTAGTTGATATAAAAGCCCGATCTGGTGGGAACGCCTAGCGGCTGGTTGTTTATCTCGTTTTGTCGCTCCCTGACAAAGGCTGGTTTTATTTATAGTGTACGAAGTGCCTGTCTTGCATGTTGCCGGTTTCATCGAACAGTCCGTATTCATGTTGGTGTCCGATATTTGATAAAGGCACCTAATTGGAGCAATGCAACAGTCCGTTTTCTTGTAGCACCGCTCGACGCGCTGCGCTTGCTCGCTAGCTACCCTTGTAAACGTCCCGGCGATGGCCGATGGTTAATACCAGGATTTTAAGTTGTTGATCCTGGATAGCATAGATAACGCGATAGTCCCCTACCCTAATTCGATACAAATCCAGCGTAGATTGCAGTTTTTTAACGCCGTTAGGTCGTGGTTCAACCGCCAGTTGTTCAATAGCGGTGAATATGCGTTGTTGGTGATTTTTTGGCAGTTTGGAAAATTGTTTATCGGCACTAGGTTTAAACGCAATAGCGTAGGTCATAGCTGATATTTTTGCTTCAACTCGGATAAAGAAATTTCCCCTGGTTCATTGAATGCCAATTCAGCCTGATTAATGTCGGTTTGATTTTGATCGTAATCAAACAGAAGGCGTTCAAGGAACTTTTCAGGGGTTAAGCCTTCATGGTTGGCGGCTTGTATTAAGCGTTGTTCGGTAGTGGGGGCAATGTTAATCATGAGTTGGCCTTCATGGTGGTTGGTTAGTCAGGTTTTATTGTAACCAGGGACAGACAAAAAACAACTGACGGGAAAAAATACTCACCGCGATTAAGAAAAAAAACGTCGGCTCACGGGAAAACGCCAGGGTAACGGCGCGGCTCCGCATAAAAATAAACAGCAACAGCCAAAAGCAAAAAAATCAAAAGCGGTTAATTAGGTCAATATGTGGCTACGCACCATGTGGATGATTAATGTCGCAGGCGACAGAACCGGCGAACAACTAAATAGGAAATCAATCAATCTCATTAAAAAAGGCTGACATATCGAGCTTGAGCGTTGTGAGAAAGTAAAGCGCGGGAGTCGTTAAACCGCGCGAGCTGGTAGCCATAAAGCACAAGCCCGCTTCGTGAAAACGTGTCTAACGGGCTGCAAAAAGCGGCAAAGCGCCCTTCCTCTTGTAACTGTCCAAGTTGAAAAAAACATCCCGAAGGTGGGGAGTAGAAAAACCGGCAAGCGAGACATCCCAAAGCAAAAGCGCGGCGGCCCTTGGCTAAAAATGGAAAGGAGCGGACCACTAATTTTTTTAGTAAAAGCTTAGTTTTAGTGGATTCTTTTATTGACATTTGGCTTGTTTTGGTAGATACTGATACTAACTTAAACGAAGGGGGTTTTATGTATCAATTAGACATTTTTGAGATATTTAGCATTAGCCGTGAACAAGTGCTGAAAATAATAGAAGTCAGCAAAAAGCTAAGTAACGTTATCACTAAAATTAGTCGTTTGTTTTGTAGCCAGGTCAAAAACGAAGAAGCCAAAAAAAGCAAAACATGGCGACTATTGAAAGCACTGCGACTGAAATACGATGTAAACAGCTTGATAATCTTGGCTTGGCGGTCGTAATGGGTAGGCCAAAGAAAGCAGATAAGAAGGTGGCCATTAACGTTAAATTGCCACCGTACTTAATTGAATGGTTAAACCGCCAGCCGGAAAGCAGAGCGGTTTTAATCGAAACGGCTTTGTGTGAGTGGTATCAAATACCCGAAGGCATTAAGCCGAAGGTTCAGAAGTAGGCTTTTTTTCAGGTGTGGCCAATTGGTCCTTAGGTTCATCTTGTTTAGGACGTGGCCACGCTGACACCGGATAAGTTCCGGACGCAGTAACAATGTCAACGCCATAAGGTTTGGTCACCACAGCACAGCCCAGTGCTTTAAGCTGTGTGACCGTAAAGCGTTCAGCCATGGTCGAGCCTTCATAAAATTCAATAAGCCCCTGGTGAACAGTTGCACCGCTTTTGTCTTGTCCAGACATATAAGCAGCAAGCCTGGGGCGATAAGACGAAAGCAGTTTATCGAGAAACCCTTGAGACGAGTTAACCACCTGCATAGGTTTGTCGTCAGCCGACTTTGATACTTGAGGTGTGACCGTTTCAATGGCTTTGCTTGCACTAGGTAGCTCAACCCCTGCCCCAAAAATACGCCAACCTATAAACCCCACTAAAAACGCAGAAAGCATTACAGCCTTCATTTTCAAATTATCGTTTTTGTTTGTCTTTGCTCTAGCCATATCACCGCCCCCTAGTGGCTGAATGTTAATAATTGAATTAATTTGATCTTGAAGCCGATCAACATAAATTTGTTTTGTGAGATATGCGGCCGGTAAATACGTAGAGGTTGCCCTCATATCTACCAGGGTCTTTCCCATAACTTCATTACCATCGGTAAAGCGCTGGTTGGTGTCGTAGCCGTCATAAATATCCTTGCCGGAAAACTGCCAACGATCCACACGAACATCGGTATGATCTAAGCCGTAATAAACATCATAAATATGCCATTTAGGCATCGTTGACGACATGAAAAAGAATTCAAGCACGGGAGCTATGAATGGAATCCTTTTTCGGTCTGTGCGTGACGCCTGAACAAGATAATCGCAACAAGTAGTTTTAACTTGTTTATCGATGATGGCGTGATCTTGGCAAAGCAGAATTAAATCCCAATGAAACTTTCTTGAAAGCAAAAGCCAGGTGATTAAATCCCCCCTGCCCTTTTGTTTCCATTGCCTGGTATTCATCCAAAGCGCCAATTCATCCAGGATAATTAAGCCGTTTTTATCCTCAGCTTTATAATTAGGGTCATAAGCGGCCGGTAATAAACAGAGATCTTCATAACGAGGATGATCAGGCAGACGGTAAGCCAAAGTCTGATTATCGTCAGGAACAAGATTTTCCAGAAACAAATCAAGATTAGTAGCCACAGGACAGCCGCGGCTTAAGTATTCTTTAGCTTTAGCAACAGCGCAAAGGGTTTTACCCTCCCCCCTAACGCCTTGAATAATCCAGCCAGGCATTAGGGCATCAACGAACGAATGCGAAAATTCACCATTTTTTCATAACGGGTATACGTCCATCGAACGATACGCGCAGAAAGAACAGCGAATAAACACGGAATAGCATTACCAGGCATGACCCAGGACCAGACGTTATAAACAATACTTGGTATTGTCTGTCCAATGGCAGAACTAAGCGAATGCATGGCAAATAAATACGCCACAACGATAGTTACAATCAACGCGGAAGAGGCGACAACAACCGGCAGACGCTTTGTTAAAAAAAGCGCAAATTTACCGGATATTTCCCAAAGTATTGTACGTAAAGCTAACCATAAGAAACCCATTAGAAATTTCCTCTAAAAGTGATTTTTAAAATATCAAGTATTGCTAACAACGCAAATACCCAAGCGAGTACATCGCGTAAAGGTTGAAGCTTTTCACAGGGGGCAAAAATAAACTGTTTGCCGAAAACGGTTTGATTAATAGAGCCAGCGCAGTTAGTTGAAGACGGCAACATGCTAGACAACCATTCAGCAGGCGTAGAAAACGTCAAACCTGAAAAATCATTTGTTGAACCTGTAATTTGAGAAAGTATGCCGCTTTGCTCAGTAGCTTGAGCATTATTAAAATCGCCAGAACTAGAGCCTTGTGCAAAATCAGATTCAACGCCTTTAAAAGCTTTGAAATCGTCTGATAGCGTTTTTGTATTGGTGGCAGTGTTGGCCGTATTGTTAGTAATAGCCGAAAGGTTAGCCGCGTTAGAGTCTTCTCTAGTTACACCAGTTGTTGATGATGTTTTAGATCCGTCTGTGTTTTGCGTAGTAGTAGAAACAACAGCATTGTCTCCAGCGATATTATTGGTAGTCGTGTTAGTTATTGTGGTTGAACCATTAGCATTAGTTACAACACTTTGAACTTCGTCTTTTTTCAATTTGTCGTTTAAATAAACCGTTTGGGTTGTGCCGTCTGATTTGGTAAACGTTAATGATTGAGTTGCGTTAGCTTGATCGGTAGCACAAACAATTTTACCCTGCCCTTGAACGCAATTTTTACCAGAACCAGAATTTAAAATCGTTCCATCTAAAGCTTTAATATTAATACCATCCATACAGACATCTTTACCCATAATCGTTCCGCAACCGTCAGGTTTAATGCATGAAGTAATCATTTGACCATCAGAACCTTTACCAATAGCACAACCAGAAGGAGCTCTTGTATTGGTTACAGGCGGAGCAGTTGAAGCGGTTAAAGCATTGCCAGGTGCATCATTGCCATTAGACGTACAGGAGTAAGTCGAAGTTGTTACGCCAGTTGTTGAATTTATGGAATTAGTTGCCGAAGATGCCGAACAGGTAAAGCCGCAACCGGAATCAGAAACAGTAGGGCCAACGCCTGAATAAAAAATAGTTTGTCCAGCAGGACGAGAAACTGATAAGGATTTGGTAATACCAGATTGACAAGGCGATGCAGCACAAAGGCCAGTTGTAGAACTGCGAACAAGGGGAGAAGTACAGCCAGTAATATAAAGAAAACCGCCGCCCGTGTAATAACCACCTGGATTAGTAACGAAACCACCACTAGTGTCAGTGTTTCCTGCTTTTGGTTTACATCCGGTTTGAGAAGGACCATAGGCAGTTGCATAGGCTAAACAATTATTATAAGCCGTCATTAAATCGACAGCCTTTGCGGTCGTAAGAAACCCAGCCATAACCAGAAATATAAGAAGTTTTATCAAAATCATGGCCGGAATCCTTAGCTATTAAACAGCAGCACCAGCGGCTTTTTTGAACATACGCAGGATGATGAACGCAACGGTGATTGCTATAGCAGCAGGCCACGCAAGATCGACCAAGCTTAAAACGTCAGCTTGTAACGTGGTAAACGCAGTAGCGGCGGCAGTTGGTAAGGCGGCCATTGCTTCCCAAGTAAGGCCCAAAGAAACAACGATAGAGATTAAAATAACTTTTAAAAATTTCATGATAAACACCTTATTTTTCAGGTAAAAGTAGAGATATGAGCGATTTGAACGCGCTCAAGATATAACCAAGAGACATGCCAATACCAAAGCAGCCGAGACTTGTGCCGATAAATGTTGCCCAATCTGTTGAATTCATGAATTTAACTGCCTTGCGAGTAGAACACCGGCAATAAACCCCAATTGAACGCTAAAAAGATAAACACCCATTAAAACCAGGTTTAACAAATCGGCTGCTTGTGCGTTGTCCATGATCTTGACTTCCTATAGGAAGAAATTAACCAACTTTTGCATGAACGTAGGTTTCTTGGGCCTGTTGTAAAAAGGCGTACAAGGAACCGGCGTTAAGACATGCTCAAAGCTGGGTTTATGTTCGTTATCAACAATTGTGTTCATGTAGTTTTCCAAGTGTTTGCGCCTGGTCGCCCGTCTTCCCTAAAGGGAACCCAGCCGAACGCCCAGGCTAAAAACTAGGCGACCTTTTGAGCGCCCGATTGTTGATTAGTCGAAGTCAGGGTGATAGGCCCTAACTTCACGAGTTGAAAATTGTTATCGGTAATACGCCAGAACGGGCGACCGTTCATTTCACCGCGTTCAAGGCCGACAACAACCTCTTTACCGATTAGTTCGCGGCAAAGGTTAATAAATTGGCTGTTTTGCTTGGTGATGTTGACGCGGGCGATCTCCCCTGGTTTAGAAAATTCGAATTCAAGGTACATGCGGATCGAACCGTCATTTTGAATATCTTCGGTAATTGCACGGGGTTTGATGATGACTTGCATGGTGGTTTCCTTTAAAAAGTTAGGCGACAAGCTGCAAATGATTTGCAACGGGATGGCGGTAAAAAGATGGTGGAGCTAAGGGTTTTCTTTCTATTTCTATGACCTCTTTAATAATGACGGGTGAAAAAACAAGAAGGTTGCAAGGCTTTAAAATGTCGATGCCAATTTTGCGTAAACGAGCGCGGTGAATTTGAACTTGAGACTTTGAGGAATCAAATTTTTCGCCGTTCATCCAGTTGATTGCATACAGAGCGGTAAAGTTTGCGGCCTTAGTATTTGAGCAGATACCCTCAGAAATCAGGGTTTCGGTTAATGTCATGAGATTCATAGAAGACACCTTTAATTTTTTGTCTATGTGAAGGAACTCGTTGTGAGTTTTAGCAAGTAGTGAGTAATCCGAAAGGCCCCAATACTGAAGGCCATGACGGGAGATAAAAGCAGGTCTTAATTTTTGTTCAAAACGAACCGCGCCCATTGATTCGCAATATTCAATAAGGGAAAGCAGGTAGCGGTATTCGTCAGATTCTTCACCGTGGCGGCGTTTTATAGTCGGCAAGGTATGCAATCTGATTTCGTTGGCTTTGTTGTAAACCTTTGCATAGAGTTCACGAGAATTGCCTTGTTTAGACAACCAATCGACGGTGCAGCCATTCGTATGTAAACGCGGCACACTGTTCCGGTAAGGCAGCATGGCAACGGCCTTTAGATACGCTTGTTCACAAGTAGCACCGATAGCCACGTTTTCGGTTAAGTGAATCTCAGTAATCACCAAGCCATCAGCAACGGGTATTAGCTTGATTGAGCCATTAGCGCGAACAGATTCGGTAAAGCCTTGTTTAGTGCAACGGGTAAATTGCGGCAATCCCAACAAAACCAAGATTTTGTTGTAAACAGCAACGCATTGTTCAATGGTTGCCAGCCCAAAGAGGTTATCCAAGCGATCAAAGCGCGAAGGATTGCCAGACACATAAATACGATTACCGAAAACACGCACTTGAACGGACGTGGAAAAACTACCGGCGTGCTGAATACGAGATTGACGAACGGAAGAGAGAACGCCGTCTTCAAAATTGAAGTGGGCAAAGCCGTCTTTTGCAACGATTGGCAATTCATAATCGTAATCTTGATAACAAGCCAGCCAATCGAAAAACATTAGCAAAAACCTCTAACGTAATTTGGTTGGTTTTGGGTGTCTTTATTGCTATTTACCCCGGGATACCATGGTAAAGTGTGAGTGTCACTAGCACTCTCACACTTCTCGTTCAGTTTCGAGACACCACTAACGGATTTGTTAGCGGCTTTTTCGGAACTTTGATTGTTTTTTTGATCGACGAAAGCACGCAAAAATTCAACACCACCTTCTTCAAATTCGTTCCTAGGAACGCATAACGATGAAACGGTGGAGTGAGTAACGCATTTTGAATAATCAATCACTGACTGAACGTAAACGGCACCGATATAGCCACAAGAACAAATTTCTCTAACAATCTGCCTGTAAGGGATTTTATCGGCTGTTTTTTTTGTCTAGCGTCATTAGTTGACGGCATTTAGGACAGATCATTTTAAGCTCTCCTTGCTTGTCACTAATTCGAGCTGTTTTCGTGAGTAATAAGAGGGGTAGTGGCTTTTCCAGATATAGGAAGAAACACAAAAGCCTGTAAAGAAGGCTAAAAAAAGCTGAATAAAAATCATAAGTGGCCGTCCTTTTTATAATTGGCAATAAGGAGCGCCAAGCCGTGGATGTAAATACGAGCAAACAACAAAATAATAAAGCCCAGAAGCAACCCTAAAAAGAAATCCTTCATGGCTATTCCCCAACGACAAAAGGATAAGTGGTCACCTGGTCCACAGCACCGGACGGCTGAACAGATGACCGGCCAACGCCGCCAGGATAGAAAGTTGTTAAATGTTGGTCAGAAAAAGACCGAATATCGGCAATAGCTAAGCGTACTTTGCAAGCGTTATTGCCTTCAGGAAATAAAAGCAAATATGAATTTAAAGAGGTAAAGCCGGTTAAACGCGCTTCGTGTAACTGAGAAACTGTTTTTGTAAGTTTCATTTCGCGTTTAGTGCGAAAAACGAGGTAGTTAACAGCCTCGTCTATATTTTTTTGGGGTATTTGCATTGGTTGGCCTCAATGGTTTTAGAAAGCTGGTGAAGTATCGCTTAACCAGTGAGGCGTAGATTAACTATTGAATATAAAAATAGTCAAGCGTAGATTAACTAAAAACATTAATGGGAGTACGTCAAATGAAGTCCATATTGAATTATCTTGATGATTTAAAAGAAAAAAACGGAAGCGACTATAAAACCGCTCAAATGCTAAAAATAACAAAAGAGTCAGTCAGTCAGATAAGAAAAAGAGGTACGGTTTCAGATGAAACAGCCGTAAAAATGGCCGATTTGTTAGAAATTAATCAAAGTGAGGTTTTGATTGCGGCGGCAATTGCGCGAAGTGAAGGTGACGTGAAAAAAGCTTGGACAAAGGCAGCGGAAAGGCTGGGAATAGCGGCGAGTTTTTTATTAGTTTTGTTGAGCGCAGACGGGCTAAGCGCCCTCAATAGGGCGCTGCAATGTATATTATGTTAAATTAATATATATTTTGTATGACATCTAGTTGGAGCGCCTTGTAAGTAGCTTTAATCTATAGTCTCAGTCCAGCGACAACGTTCATTAACAATTTTAGCGGTGTTATTGTTGCCGATGCCTTTAGCAACTAATGCAACAACTCGGTCATCCACATCGTATCCTACATGCGCATCTATTGGGCTAGCCATTTTTCCTAATCCAAAAGCATCGAAAATTGTGGCAACATTAATGTTAATGTTGGTTACGTCTATGCATAGTCTGGAATCTAAATATTTATCTACAAAACCATTCGGTATTGCATAACTTAAAAGATCATTTGGATCACTAAAGGCTATGATTGGCGTTTTGGCCAGCATTCGTTGTTGGTATTTTGCACCTTCCGGCTGGCAATACGCTGCTTTTTGACCGCTGACATCGGGTAATTTTCGGCCCATCTGCAGCATAGGCAGTTGATTTGACATCATATAGATGGGGATTTCCTTGTCTTTTAACGCCAATCTAAAGTCAACGTCACGCTGGTCTAGCAAAGAAGCAATGCGCTGCATTCCATCAATGGTGATACGGCTACCAAGACTATGGGAAATAAAAGCATATTGATCTTTGCGAATATTACTTGCCGCTGCATCATCATTAAACGAACAAGACTGCGTTACATCATTTGGCAAGCTATTCCAATCGCTTTTAGTCATCCAACAAAACGCTTGTGCAAATGAAACCAAAATATCTTCTCTACTTTCCCCTAAATAAATAATAGGGTCAGGTCCGGTGTCATTGGAAAACTTTTTCATTAGGTCATTCATTTCGGCCCTGCGAAATGAATATTCACCTGAATTGTCATAGGCTAAAACTTCTTTTTGCTTGGCGGTGATCGCAGACCAAGTCAA